ACGATATCCGCAAGATCGCCAAGGAAGTGATGGAGATACCGGTGGATGAGTCCATAGTAAACAAGATCGACTTCAACTGCGAAGGCAATCTCCGTAAGGCCGTGAAGATCATGTACATCATCGAGCGGGCCAAGGCCAGCAATCCCCAACTCTCCATTGCCAATCTCGATCTGGGGAGAGACCTATGACCGCCAGAGAACTTGTGCTGAACTTCGTAAACCAGTACAACAAGCCTTTCGATACGCCCCTGGTAGCCAATATGACGGGGCTGGAGATCGGGGAGCTTGAGCCTATCATAAGCGAACTCCTGAAGGACAAGACCATTAGGTTAGCCAGCAACCGGGAGCCCATCTATGTCCGTAGCAACCGCTTCAACACAACTTTGGATAAGCAATTGCGGGCGCACTGGAGCTTCGATCCCAAGGCAGCCCTGGCACTTCTCGATCTGATCGAACGACGCAGCTTCGCCTCGATCAGGAGCATCGCAGAAGCCTTCGGGAGAAGCCGCCAGTGGGTCTTCGTTTATCTGGAGGCGATGGCCTCGGTTAAGGTGATCGGCATCAATAAGAGCGGATACTGCGTATTAGACCACCAGAAAATCCCCATGGTGGGATCGATTGTGATCAAAGGCATCCTGGGCGAACTGCGAAGCAAGGCCGGGATGCCACCTAAGCAAAGAGCGCCTTACCGAACTAAGAAGCGCATGGCTCAACACCCACAGCAAGCACTGTAAGACCAGCCAACCGGGAGCATTCTATGGATCAGGAACAGCGAGAACGCAAACTACGTCAACAGATACATGTCCTCAGGGTCAAGAAATTCCACTGGCCGCTCGATGCCTTCAGGTTCATCATCAAGGGCCTGGGCTATGGTGAATCGCTCAGAGCCTTGCCGGAGGATCGCTTAACTGAGTTGAAGGCACTCCTGCTAAAGTACCGCAGGCATGGCAGACCCCAAGTCTTTACTTTCGACCGCCAGGGCATGTATATGTTCTATCTCATGAAAACCGCGGCTTGGACCGAGTCCCAACTGCGGGCATTCATGCTGAAAAACTATTCCAAAAGCCACTGGAACCTACTCGACAAGAAGGAGCGCAGAGCTGTGATCGCCATGCTGCAGAACTATATCAAACAGAATGAAAAGAAAACCAAATATACAGATAACAAGGAGACATCCAATGGACACACCCAAGACCCCCAAGGCTAAGAAGCCCGTACCCACCCGTATTGACGCTAACGGCCAGAGCATTCCGGTCTCGATCATCAGACCTGAGATCCTCAAGCAGGACGCCATCGTAAGCAAGACCATCAACCGGGCCATCAAGCTGCATGACCGTATGGTAGCTGACAAGAACAAGTTCTTTGAGGACGTGGAGCTCTATCTCCAACAGGTAGCCGAGAAGAACGGCCTGGATTGGAAGGGCAATGCCGTTCTCAACAGCTTTGACGGCAAGTACCGGGTCGAGATCAGGTTCAAGGAACGCATCCAGTTCGGCATCGAACTTCAACTCGCCAAGCAGAAGATAGACGAGTGCCTGAAAGCCTGGTCCGCCGACTCCAACGTCAACCTCCGGGCCATCATCAGCGAAGCCTTCCAGGTTGACAAGAAAGGCGAGATCGCCAAGTACCGCATCCTGCGCCTGCGCCGTTACAACATCAAGGATAAGACCTGGAAGGAAGCGATGGAGCTGATCGACCAGGCCATCCAGGTGGTAGCCACCAAGCAGTACATCAACTTCTATGAACGAGACGAGTCGGGCCAGTTCCGCCAGATCGTCCTCAACTTCCCCGCCCTGTGAGAAACAGTGGCAGCGTAACTCATCTCTATTTGATCAAAGCACAGGAGAATGAATAATGGCACCTATGAATACCAACACCGCAGAGGAACTGATGAACATCTTCAAAGACGAACGCAATTACCGCACCGATGAGATAGCTGAGATCCTCAGGGTCGACCGCTCCAGCGTCTACCGCTGGATACGTGACATCGGCGATCCTCTGCCGGCTTTCAGAACCAAGGAAAACGGACAGCTGCGCTGCTCCGGCAAAGACCTCAACCTCTACCTGCAGAAGCACAAGGTACGTCCCGAGTATGAGTAACAGCCATGAGTTCCGCATCAAGCGGGACAACTGCAGGGAAGCCTATCTGAACGGCAAGACCGATCCGCTGGAACTGGCGCTGATCTTCGGAGTTTCCGGTATCACCGTCCGCAAGTGGATCAAGTCCGGCAAATGGGACGAGCAGTTCAAGGAAGAGCGCAAGCTCGACCATGAGATCAACTTGGCCCGCAAGAAGGCGCTCATCCAGGCACTGCGGGAATATGCCAAGAACCCGGCGGACACCGCTCTGCAGAGCCTCGTCAGCCTGATCAGGCAGAATCAGAAGGACGCTGAGCCTTCCAAGGAGTTGAACGACTATATCGTCCGCTTCCTGGATCAGGTGACCGACTTCATGATCGAGAAGGGCTATGAGACTATGCTGAAACAGTTTCAAAGTATCGTGCTCGATCTTGCCGAGTACTTACGAGTCAGAAATGGATAGACACATGGTTACCTCCAAACACACCAGCCAACCTACCCTCCAACGAGTGGAGCTATTCCCTCCGGCTCCACGACATCCTGCCTGCCTGACAGCGGAGCCGATCCCCCCGGCTCCGCTGATCCTTCCGGAAACTCAGGGTCCCCGACCAACAGCCTGCCGGGGGTTGGGGTGATACCCGGTTATGCCTAAGAAGTTCATTCAGCGGCATAACAAGGCTCTGACGGAGATCGCATCCAAAACGATCTCCGTCTTGCCTTTTATAGACGATAACCCCGAAGCCAAGGCTGAGAGAATCAGACGTACTACCGGATCAGGATGGGATGCCTTCTCGTTCTTCTGCCATACCTATTTCCCGCACATCTTCCCGCTACCCTTTTGCCCAGCACACGAGACCATGTTCGATGAGACTGACAAGGGCTCGGGCATCATCGCCATCACCGGGTTTCGTGGGCTGGGCAAAACGGTACTCATGGGAGTGGTCTATCCCATCTGGATGATCATCCAGGGTGAACGTTACGTGATCCATACAGCCGCAGACATAGACCTGGCACAGGAACGCACCGCCTTCACCTTGCATGAGCTTCAGAACAACAAGCGGCTCACCATCGACTATCCGGAGCTGCGGCCAGTGGATGCCTTTGATCTGGACTTCTATCTCAAGAACAAAGCGAGAATCAGAGCCAGGAGTATCAAGCAAAGTCATAGAGGAACTATCAATCCCAAGACCGCCAGGCGGCCCGGGCTGATCGTCTGTGACGATATCGACAAAGAAGAGAACATGGGCAACCAGTCCATCGGCAAGAGACGCATGGAGAAGATCACCCAGGAGCTTGCCGGAGCTCTCTCACCGGAGGGGAATGGCAGGATCGTCTGGCTCGGTAACCTGGTGCATCCCAACTATGCGATCTGCCAGTTTCAGGAGCTTATATTAGGCGAAATGCGGGCCGATAATCCAGATTTGGACTTAGGATACCAATCGGTTCTGAAAACGCACCAAAAAGCGATATTGCGCTTCTCTCTCGAAGATCAACATGGTAAGTCCGCTTGGGAGGCTCAATATCCCACTGCCACCCTGCCTAATCTAAAAGCCAAGTTCGGGTATACCGGATACCAGAGGGAGATGTTAGGGCAGCCAGTCATTGAAGGGAACATCTTCAAGAACCACTGGTTCACCAGATACAAAACTCTGCCTGAGCCATCCCAGATGAAGCGGGTTTGGATCTATGCCGATCCTGCCTGGGGTGAGAAGGGCTGTTACAAGGCCATCATCTCCATAGGCTATGACGGCAACAGGTTCTATGTGATTCATGTCTGGATACGGCAGACAGAGAACACCAAGTTCTTCAGATACTACTATGATGCCTATCAGGAGTTGGATCGCACTTACAGAGTCAAAGCCAGGGCAGCCTGTGAGACCACCTATGGTCAGGCACGTATCCTCGCTGACTTCGATAGATGGGCACAGGACAATCATCTGCCACCCATCAGTCACAGAATCAAGCGTATCGATAACAAGGACAACAAGAACCTCCGCATCGAAAGAACCGAGACCATCATCGAGACAGCAAAGATACTCTTTCCTGAAGGCCAAGATACTCCCACTCTCATCAGTCAGTTCCTCACCTATCCGGATGGCTACATCGATGGCTGTGATGCCCTGGCAGGCTGTCTGGAACGGTTCTCGGAATACGATATCGGTAGGAACAGATTCAGGATCAAGAGGTTCGCCTTCTGATGAACTATTACGATAGACTTATGCTGGAGTACTACAGGATACTCAACAATGCCTGGAAGACCGAGATCAGGGATGCCGCTCGACTTGCCATCCAAATGTTGATTGACATGCCAAGGGCAGAGAAGATCAACCAGAACTCCATAGATAAGCTGATGGGCATCATCAATACCCAGTTGGGAGATGACTTCGCAGCACTGGTCAATGAGCCCACCAAGGCGATAATAGACCGCTGTGTGCGCCTCGGACTGAGAGACACCCAAGTGCAAGCCCCGACCATGACATCAATCGGGCTATGGGGCATTAAAGATCAGCATCTCTCCTCAACCATCCAGAAGCAGCAGTTGTTCTGGATCGGTAATCACTTCGATGCAGACATAAGGCAGAACTTTGCCGATGTCCTCTCCAAAGCCATAGAGCAGGGTTATACCAAGGAGATGTTAGCCGATACCCTCAAAGACCAGTTCAATGACCTCGCCAACCGCTCATCTCATTACTGGCAGGGACTTGCAGAGCACACAGCCCTGCGCATCAGGGAATTCGGAAGGCTGCAAGGCTACAAGAAAGCCAAGGCCAAATACTACAAGCTTGTGGTAATCCTGGATGACCGTACCAGTGACATCTGCCGGGCTCTGGCTGCCCAGGACAAGGTCTATCCCCTAAACGATGCCCTCGAAGTGATGGACAAGCTCATGGCTCTTGATACCAAGTCCAACAGTCTGGATGATGCCCGGGAATACATCAAAGCCCTCGCACCTTGGATCAAAGATGATCAGATCGATTATGACTCAGAGATGAATCCAATAGGTGTCTCCGGAGCGCATACTCCGTTTCCACCGTTTCATTGGAAGTGTAGGAC